TTCCTTTTTCAACTCCACTAGAATTTTGAAATACTGGGCCATTTGTATTTAAACTTTTAATAGTATTGACAGATAATATACTCATCTTGAGACCTCACAAACTATTAAATTAGCTGTACTTGTTAAATCAGTACCATTTCCCCTTTGATTTATTTTAGCTGTACCCTGACCACTTGTAGCAAACTGATAGCTATAGGTTATGTCCGATAAGTCAGTTAAAGTTGTTTCGTCTACGTGCTGGTATGAATAATTAAAAACGCCAGAAATTTCTGCCCCAAAATGTAAAAGACTTGTGCAGGGATATAGACTATCTGTACCTTGTGCTATTTTTGTGCCATTTCTCATTAAATCTAATAAGACTGCAGTTTCTGCATTTCCATGACCTACCGTCATTGATGCCATAATTAAAAATTTATGATTAATAGATAAAGGTGATATTGTTACAGTCAGGCCATTAATAGCTACAGGAGTAGTAGAAGAAACAGAAGTTGATGAAGTCGTAAAAGCTGGAACGATTTGAACAATACCACCAAAAGCCCCAGTAGGTAAAGTCTCTTTAGGAATAATACTGTTTACTTTTAGTTGACTCATAGGTTTATTATATACACTTTTATACTACAGTCCATGTCTCCCCTACATCTACCGTAACTGTGACATTGTTTTGAATAGTTATGGGACCAAAACTTCCAGCGTTCTTGCCATTTGTTATCTCATAACTTTGTGTAACAGTTTGATCGTTTTCCCAGAATACTTCATCAGTACCAGTACCCTCTGCTCCGCCTCCTGCTGTTCCCCAACCTAATGTACCACTTTCGTCAATAGCGATTAAAGCTAATCCAGCACCACCAGTAACGGTAGATTCAGCAGTGGGTGTGGTAGAGGGTAAGGTTAAAGTTAAGTTACTAGCTAAAGTATTAGGTGCTTTTACTTCTACATATTGACTACCTGCACTCGCTGGTTCAGAAAAACGCAGTGATTTTTGATTGTTTAAAGTTATTCCATCTCCATCCATAAATAACTGTTCAGTTCCACCAGATGCAAAGCCCATTTGGTTGGCATCTTTTCTAAATAAACCTAAATCGGAATTTGAATCAAAAGATAAAGCAGGAGTAGATGCACTATTAGAATCATCTATCAAAAGCGGGCCTGTCATAGTACCACCACTTTTAGGAAGTAATCCCAAATTATCTTCTGTTACTTTTCCTATAGGTCTGAACTGTGAAACACCATCATATATTCTTAAATTATCATCCCCTGATGCACTATCTCCATACAACATAAATTTTGCAGGATTAGCAGGATCACTAGTTCCGCTATTGCAGGTTTTTATTGCATCAAAAATATCGTTTATATCTTGTCGAACTAACGCTCCAGAACGGTTAGCTACATCGTAATCATTAACTTGTGCCATTTAAATTAGAATCCTTTGCTCCATTCTACCCTCCTTTACCAAAACCAACAGCACTGTAAGTAAATTGTCTAATTATACTAGCACCACTTGAGTTCTTAAAGTGTACTGTAAAGCCAGTTCCAGATATGCTACTTAATTCAAAAAAATCTCCTGTTGCCATGTTTTGAGGGGAGATATTAACAGAAGGTTTTGGAATGCCTGTAATGCTAGACGTGCCAACAAAAAATGGTGCTGCAAAAGTAACTGTTCTTGCTCCGGCACTTCCACTTCCATCTTCTGTTGCCTCTGAATCAGAAAAAAGCACAGCAGATTGTTCAGTTCTTGACGGTAAACTTGCTGTATATCCTGCCTGTTCTACACTTACATTTTGAGAAGCAATATCAGAACTTAACTTTAACTTAAATTTAAAAGCTCTACCTTTAAAACTTCCATTTGCAAATACGTTAAAATCTATTCCATCAAAATCAGATGCTTGATATGTACTGCCATTGCTAGGATTAGCAGAGGTAGCTGCTACTAAAACTTGAGCATTATTGTTTTGAGCCTGTGGACCGTCAAAGTTGCCATCTTGAGCATAGTTATCTATACCTCCATCAGCAGGACCGCCAAACTCAGGACCATCATCAGGAATTAATTGTTCAAATGTATTTACAAACTGAAAAGTGCAATCTTCATCGCTTGAAATTGTTTGAGAAGTTCCAGATGTAAATGTGAAGAAATCAGTTGAAACTCCAGTTATTTGATAAGTACCATCAACCCCTGCCCCAGAAGTAGCATTAAAAACTATAGAATCTCCTACTGCCCTACCATGAGAAGGTTTATCCACCGTTACTGTTGTGCCAGATTGAGTGTAAGTAGCTGTCTGTATATCACCTCCTAGAAAGAAACCAACCGTTTTAAAATGACGTTTGAAATTTACAGAAAAAATACTTCCTACATCTAATATGTCGGCAAAATCATATGAACCTCTTAGTCCTCTAGAAACAGTCACATTGCCAGTTGTTGTTTTACTGTCACTACCTTTAACTACAAAAACATTTGCATTTGTAACTGAACTTACAGTAAATTTACCATTAAAAGCACCACCAGAAGTAAAAGTAAAATCAAAAGAGTCTCCTACACTTACCTCATGAGAATTTATAGTACAAGTAATATCATCCCCTGACTGACTGTAAGTTCCTGTAATAACTAATGATGGATCACTTAATTTTAAAGCATTATTTAAAACAGTAGTCTTAGTTGTATTACCGCTAAAAGGTGAACTATCAGTATCTTCCCTATCTTCTTTAATTACAACAGAATCTAAAATATCTACAAGAGAAAGTTCTACGGTGGCAGGTGCTAAACTAAATCTACTTCCGTCATCTTGAAACTTTAATAAATACGTTCCAGGTAATGCAGGTGCTATAACTTCTGAAGTATTACCAGAAACAGCTTCGATTATATCTTGAGCATCTTGAAATGTAGCACTACTTCCAGTTTGATTAGTATGTCTAACGTAAACACGACCACCATGTAAAACATCAACTGCAGTTGCCTGTTTAAATCTTAATCTAACAAACTGTTCAGTAATTGGTTCGACAGTTAAATTTGACACATTTTCAGGTAAGGCGGTTTTACCTTTTGCTACAAATGTTACTTCTGTCGGACTTGGAGATATTTTTAAATTAGCATTATAAGCAAAAACTTGAATTGTATAAGTACCTTTTTTAGTATCTAAAAGTTCAAAATCGCTACTGAAAACAGTCTGAGATACATAATTGTTATTTTCAAACTTATAGTTAACTTGATATTGAGTAACACCTTGAATAGGTTGCCAATCAACAATTAATTTACTTCTAGCAATGCTGTTGATAGTAATTATTTTTTCTGTAACTGTGAGATTGGTTGGTGATGCAACAGGTTGATTGAATAGAGATATATTTCTTACAGCAACAGTAGAAGTAGGATCTTCTATAAAATCATATTTATCATTTACATAAGATAAAGCTGTAATTACATAATTTACATCATCCTGTTCTTCTACTTGAATAACTCTAAATAATTGAGTTTGTAAAGCTGCCGTACCAGTAGTGCTATTTATTATATAAGGTGTATTTGTAAGAGGTGCTGATGAAAACGCAGCCTGTTTAACTACCTCACCTTGGTCATTTACTTTTGAAACAGCATCAGATGAATTTTCTAAAGTTAAAACTCCATTAGTTATATCTGCTACTTTTCCAACTTCTACCGTTCCATCAGATAAAATAACACTAATTGTTGGTGCATCATTTATAGCGGGAAAAGAAGTTTCAGTAACCGCATCAACAGTAACAGTAGTAGTTGTTGCTGAAATAACACGACCACCTGTTCTAGCAGCAGACCTCACTGGATCGTTTATCTCAATAACAGAGCCAGGTCTAACAACAATTCCTGCATCTATTGAAGTTGTAAATGTCACTGTTTCACTTTCTCTTTCTTCTCCAAAAAGAATTGCACGACCTAATCTGTGTGCTTGACCCTGAGAAGTACAAGCAAATGCTTTTACTGTTTTAACTGCACTACCAAATTTGTTTCGTCTTGCTACATCTTCAGCACTATCAGAATCTCCTACCACTTCAAAATCTACTTCTCTAGTATCCATATTGAAGTAACTGACTGATACAATAGCGTGACGTTGTTTTAAACTACTACCCTGATAATTGAATCCTTCCTCCCCAACATTTGCAAGATTAAAAAGGTAACTTGCCTGTGTTTCTTTATCTTGAGATACATTTATACTTCCTGCTGACCATATTGGCATACATCTCATGACACCAGCTAATTCATTTATTGCTTCAAACGCCTCTTTTGGACTTTGAATATTTACATTACAACTAAATCTTGCTTCTTTACCGCTAGTACCAAAATTATCAGTAATTTCTTCATTAGCGTGTCTACTAGCAGCTACAAAACTAAATAAATCAAGATTTTCATAGATTTTTGTATCAGTAGATTGATCAGGAGATATATGTTCTCCTAATCCATACCTGTGGTTAGTAAGTAAATCTAAAAGTATCATTGCAGGGCACGTTGTCCATTGAGCAGCACCCATTACTCCATTAAAAATATAACCAGTTGGATAATCTATTCTGCCAGTTGCTAGATCAACAGTGGGAGTGCCAGAACTTGATGCACCTGCTCCTGGTATTCTTACTTTAATTCCTCTAATGCGAAATTTTCTTGTAGGAACTCTATTAAACTGTTGGCTATCTACACGAAGAGCAGTATAAGCACTATTAGGATAGGTTTGAGCTACATCAACAACTTCTTGTATACTTGTAAACTGAAAAGCATTTTGGGTTTCTGTAGTTGCAGGATCTATTGTATCTCGTAAAACTCTTATATCTACAGGAAAATCACCTGTTATATCAATTCTATGATCTTTTTGATAAGAATCTGCTGATCTACCTTCAACTTTAGTATCAATTACATCATTGTAACCACCACTATTATATTGAACTTGTATTCTGTATTCGACAGTGGTTCCTCGAATATCTCCATCAGTTTCAAATACTTGTAATGCTGGCCAAGTAAGCGTAACAATTACAGCATCAGCATTAGCAGTTGCTGGACTTGTCGCTACAATTTGTTTTGTTTTTGAACCAGCTATAGCTCCACTAGAAGTTCCATCAGCGTTAGTTACATTGACTCCAAGACCTTCTGTGTCTATTAATCTAGTTTCACCAATATTTGGAATACCCGTCATTGCAGCTTGGTTAGACGTTCCAAACTCTGCTTTTAACTGTACGTTTTGGAAATTAAATTTAGAAGGTTCAGGAGTTGTATTGTCAGCAGTAGAATCTAAAATAGGTAAATCATCTAAAAATATATCTTTTAAACTTGCGTTACTATATTCCGTTGTTCCTTTTGTAAGGTCTGCTTTTGAAGCACTAGCAAATCCTTCTATTTCTCCTTCGGATATTAAATCTTGAATAGTAACAAACTGTTTACTGTGTAAAGTATCAGGAGCACGGTAAGGAGGTGGGGGTGGTTTTGGTCTGCCAGCACCTCTAATAATTTTAGGTTCGTCTGTCATCCTTCCACCTGATTAGTGTCAACTGCTGAACTTATTACAACACTTCCTGTAATTATTTCACCATAAACTATTGGAACGGGAGTACCTGCTCTTGATGTATTTTGCACTCCACTAAAGCTAAAAGATAGCTGTGGATCTTCTTCTGAGTTAAATTCTTGAGGTTTTGGTAATGGAAATAATAATTCAGAAACTCCTTGTAAAGTTAAAGAAACACCAACATATACTGCTGATTTTGCTAAAACCACACTTTTTGTCAATGTTTGAGCAGTCATAAAACCAGTAGGACCTAATAGAAAAGCACCTCCTATTAATGCAGCACCTAATAATACTTTTCCAAAACCTCTGCCAGCACCACTAATAGCTGGAATAAAATGTATATCTTGCTGTCCTATAGGATATGCTAATTCACTCTCATCAATATCATAATTACCAACTTTTACCTGATAATATTTTGGACTCATAAAACGCTCTACTTCTGGAAAATTATGTATTAAAAAACTAACTGCTTTGCCTACACTATTTAATTGCACCTCAAATTCTTTATGGCCAACGAATTTTTCTAGTTCTCCATACAATTTTATTTTACGTAGCATAGCGATACCTCTTTCCCGTACATTTTAGCAACCATTCAGAGTAAGGCTCTCTACAAGATAGTCTATCGGTTAAATGATGAATAACATCTCCCTCAAAAAATATTGCTACATGATTTAAAGTTGGATGCAAGATACTCATAAGTAAAACATCTCCATTTTGTAATCTTTCATCAGGTCTAAGCTCTCTAAAACCTGTTCGCCATGCACAACTCTCAAATAATGGATTATCCATAAATTTTTCTAGTGTAGTAGGTCTATCCCAATCCTTTAGTTCAATATTCTTTTCTTCTTTATACCAATCTCTTACTAAACTCCAGCAATCAGTTATACCCCAAACCCATTGCCGACCTAATAAAGGTGGTTTGTATCCACATGGTTCTAAGTATCCCCATTGTTCTGTTTTTGGGTTAACAATATACCAAGGCAAATTACTATCCTCACAACTAATCATATCTGCCTGACTAGGATTTGGTGGTGTTATAGGGTGACTATGAACAACACCTACAATCTCTCCTGTATTATCTGCTTTTATATAATCTTCTGGGTCGATAATAAAACATTGATGATCTGTAATTGAAAGATTACGGCAAGGATAATATCTTTGTTTACCTTTTACATTTAACAATAAACCGCAAGATTCTTTCGGATCTTCTCGTTGAGCATGAAGTAGTGCTTTATATTTCCAAGTCATTGAATAAACGTACCAATAGAGGGGAAATCATTTCTAGTAGCCCTGCGGTTTGGGATTCTAATTCCAGCAAGATCAGTAGGTGCAGCTAATTCAAATTCTACAACTTTTCTATTTTCTGCTGATTTTCTATCAATCTTATACACTTCTTTTGGAAATTCTGCTGTAGGGTCAGCATCTGCATTTCCATTTTCAAAATTTGCAGCATCTAAAAATTTAGCAAGTGTTCTTATTCTAGTAACGGTTGCTCCTGTTAAATCATTCCCTGGTGTTGTTTTATTTACTTCATTTAATATTGCAGAAACACTAAAATTATCTATTGCACTACTTATAGTTGATAAACCTGCATTACTAATAATCAGTTTTGGTCTAGGTAACTGTCCACGTTGAAAAGCGAAACCTGATGCCTGTATAGGAAATCTTAGATAAAAATTATCTTGCCATTTTATTTGTCCATTTGCTTTTAAACTGGTTCCTGCATGAAATCTATAAATTGTGCTATCGCCATGTAAAGTTGAATCTAATTGAATAGTAAACAACTCAATAATTGCTGATGGATTTATTGATTCTAAATTAGTAAATACAGCTTGATTTACAGACATTAGGATGCAGGTTCAAATACTTGTCTAAAGGTAGCTTGAATTGTAGCCCTATTGTTATATGGTATGGATTTAATCCAATTTTCGCAAACAAATCTAAAGTTTGAAGCAGTTTCTCCAGGTAAATGTTCTGAAGGAAAATCAAAACTATCACTATCATTTGCTCTAGCATCTAAAAATGTTTCTATCTCATCTGCTTCCGTTTCTGATACATTGTAAGTAAAATTAAAAATTTTTGGATTCTGATGTTGTGCAAGGCCAAAAAGAAGGCGATGCTCATAGCCGTCAGCAAAACGGATAGTGCGAGTTAATGGTGCAGACCGTTTCTGTTGTCCGTATGTAGGTTTTATTGAGGGAAACGTAGCCATTATGCAAGTAAACCTCCAGGTCGCTGTTGTTGTATTATTTCAGATTGTACTGCAACTGAGATAAGACGACCAAGTTCTCTACCTTGATCTTCGTCACCCTGCACATTAGAACCAGAAGCATCTACGTTTACAACTATATTTGTACTACCCATGGCATGATTTGGTGTAATAGTTCCAGATACACCTGGGCTAAATAATTCTGGCCCTCGTTCTCCTACTAAATAACTACCACCTCCCATTACAGGCCCACCACTAGCTCTCCTACCAAACATTCCTGATCCTCGAACATTAGGCATTGATCTATCTATAGTAGATATCCCAAAAGATCCTGGTAACAAAAGATCACCACTAGGAATACCTGTGGCAGCAACACTCGTATTAGTAGCCTTTGATAAAGGATTTCCTAAAGGACCAAGACCCATAAAACTTTTAAATATTCCAAAAATACCTGATCTTATTTGTGCAGCTAACATTTGTGCAGCCATATCTAAGAAATGATCTGCTGTACGTTGAAACAGATTTCTTAATGCTTGCTGTGCTGTCATAGAACCACTAACAATTCCCTTAAATGATTCAGAAAAACTATCTCCAATACTTTTACCAAGAGCATCAACTTGAAAAAGAACATCTTTTAATTTTTCCATTTCATCAATAGGAGCTTTTATTATTGATTGTTTTCTAAGTTCTTCTGTTCTTCTTATCTGTAAATCTAAAATAGCTTTTGCATTATTAATTTCTTGTTGAACTCTTAACTCGTCTTCTGCTCTTTGCTCTTTTCTTATATTTCTCAAACGACCTTCTGCTCCTACCCTTTTTTTAATTTCCATATTTAATTCTTTATTCTTTTTTACAGTAAGTTCTAAAATTTTATTTTCTGCTGCCCTTGCTCCTTGTGTATCAAGAATTTGTAATACAAGTCCTGCCTGTTCAAAACCTAAATTTTTTGTTATTTCATCCATTTGATCTAATATCGAAGCATTATCTTTTAAGCTGGCAAGCATATTAAAAGTAGCTTCATCACCAAATACTTTTGTTAAAGAAATACGAGCAGCAGCACCAAATTGTTCAAATGCTTTAAGTGCTTCTAATGCTTCTTCTTTTGTCATTCTCATTGATTTGGCAAATTCATTAATTTGTCCTGCTGTAAAACGAGATTGACCACCAGTTGCAGCTATTGATCTATTTAAATCTTCAATAGATTTATTAAACTCTCTAGTTTTTTCTATCTGAGCAGCAATAGCAGTAGCAAAGATAGAAGCAGCAAAACCACCTCCAGGTGCAAGTGCTCCTCCAGCACCACCAGCTATAGCACCAAATGCAGAACTTATACCACCAGCACCGAATAAAGCAGGAAAACCTCCACCAATCAACGCACTACCAACACCACCTTTTAGTCGACCCATTGCACCACCCTGCATAGCAAAAGGTCCACCAGTTGCATTTTTACCAAAACCTAATCTGTTTCGTATTGGTAATCGAGGACCAATTTGACCTCCTGATATTCCAAAATCACCCCCTGGTAATGCAGTAAAAGCACCAGAAGCCTGTTGTGTTTGAATCTTTACTATTGTTCCAATATTTCTTGAGATATTTTTTGCGTGTCTATCTATAGACTTTGTAACCGCATCTAATTTTTTAGTTGGGAAAATTCCACCACCTCTAATTGATTCACTAAATGCTCCAAAACCAGTACCTCCTCTAGCAGCCTGACTCGCAGCAATATTTCTCATAATTCTTGGATTATTATTTACTGTCATCATTGGCATCGGACCAAATGGAGTACTTGATACAGT